TAGTGATGCTCCCGATCAGACAGGCCATTATAGCCGCCGTTTACCCGCTTGGTCGCGCCCTTAATGTCGCCGTTGTCAGAGTATTTATTTAGACCGTTTAAATTCCAGAACCAACAGGCGCTTTCAAGTGCGCCGTCCTTCGTGCCTAAATATTTAATTGTCGCATCTTTGTCCTTGCCTATTGCCTCTGCGAATAAACAATAGTTGTGCGCTCCAGTAAGCTGGATGACGCCACGCCCTCTGTGCATCCAGCCTTCTCCGCTAGATGTATCGCCATTACCCATACGATCAGCATAGACCACATTAGCGATGCGCTCACTATCGCGGTGATACAGCGATGCGTCACGTCCTGCGTTTTTGAAGTATTTCGGGAATACTGCATTCAAGCCCTTTTCTGAATAATTCAGATTTTCTTCCAACACCGTAAAATTTAGGCTCTCATGCCCACACTGAGCGATAAACATTGCAATGCGTTGTGGCGTGTTGATCTGGTACTTGGCAAGAATTTCTTTGAGAGGCGTCTCCCACGCCTTCCAGTTTTTGTTGCCATGCAGTAGCTGCTCAATTTGACCAGAAGATAATATCATTTTTTTCCTGCGTATTTACTGATTGCCCGATTTCCAAACCAGAACGCTAAAACTGCGCTCATAAGCCCAGCGGTTTCTTGATCCCACATAAGCTCAACAGCCTCTGTCCACTCTCCACCAGACTGCCCGACCTTAACCATAATCACCACTTTGGTCGCTACGAACAGTCCGAAAAAGGCATAAGTAATGACAGGACGCACAGAACCCCGAAGAGCGTTGATAAAGCCTCCAGCGTCAATAGATCGGTCATGTTCATACAAGCCTTTCGTTTCTTCGATGTCAGCTTGCTTATCTAGCTCAACCAGTTTCATTTCAGAACGCTTTTGGGCAAGCTCTGTCTCGATTTGCATCATTTCGATGCGGTGCTTCTGTTGTTGGTTGGCTTTGAAATAACCCAAAACCTCTGGCAGAAAAGATGACCCGAAGCCCAGCAGACTTCCCAATAAAGCCATCATGGCTTTTCACCATTGATGAAGATGCCAAAGCAGCCCGTCAAAGCACCCATACAGACACTGACAAGCCCTGCTTGGGCGTTGGTGACAAGATCGGGTGGAATGGACATGAACCAGTGGACTGATTGATATGTAAGCACCGTGACAGCCAACATCATTAATCTCGGTAATATTTTGAGTTTATCAAACGTCTCTGGTGTCATATTCATTTCATCACCCCATTTTAGTTAGCACCGCCAAGAGCATTAAGATAATTGCCGCACTGGCACCGATCATAATTGCCTCTAAACGCTTCACCCTCGTAAACAACTCTTTGTGCTGTATGGTCACCTCCGTGCGTAAGGACGCAAAGGTAACATTTAGATCATCAATTCTGCTGTGTGCAGAGGCCACTGTGCGCTTATCCATCATTACACCTATTTACTACAAAACCACACTCATTCATATCTGCCATTAGCTAGGCTCAACGGGCCAAGTCACATTTGTGGGAAACCCAGACTGTGCGGGTACGTCACGCAGTGCTTGTCGGTAGGCTGCCTCCAGACCAGCCATAGTACGGTCAGTAACCGCCATCCAGTCAGATTCCTTTAGCATCTCGTTACGAGCAGCACGGGCCTCGTCAGCGTTAAGCTCTACGATATCCCAGCCTGCTGTCCACCGACCTTCTACTTCCTTTGGAAATCCCCAAGGAACAACCTTGTAACCTACATCAGGTTTAGGCTTAGAGGCCGGGAACACCCGGTAGACACCGTGTGGGTTGAGGTGCTTGTCTGCACTCCCTGTGGTCTTGTAGTCACCACGGAATTGCTCATGGGAGTAAGCTCTTGCCACACCATCTACTACTTTGATTAGTTCAGGCATTAGATTATCTCCTCACCGATAAGGTTTACTGTTGTCCCACCATCCATAGTGAAGAAGTCATAGGTTACTCTAGTGAATCTCTCTGTTGCAGTAGGAGTTCCAACTACTGCTGCTGGCAGGGTTATAGCAGTAACAGTGCCTAAATCGTACTCGTTAACATCATCTCCAATGGACCCTATAACATACATCTTAAGGCCATCAGGTTTGAAGAAGATGCCGATGGGATTTGTTTCTTGAGAAGCAACACTGAAGTTCTGTGAGTAACTGGCCGACGTTACATCCCAAGCTGTGCTTAGGTCATATTCATTAACATCATCTCCAGTGTACCCAATAACATACATCTTTGTGCCATCAGGTTTAAAGAAGATGCCGGAGGGAGATGTTTCTTGAGCAGAAACACTGAAGTTCTGTAAGTAAGAAGCTGTAGAGACATCCCAAGCGGTACTCAGGTCGTACTCATTAACATCTTTTCCAGTGTACCCAATAACATACATCTTAAGGCCATCAGGTTTGAAGAAGATACCCTGAGGCCCTGTCTCTTGAGCAGCAACACTGAAGTTCTGCAAGTAACTGGCCGACGTTACATCCCAAGCGGTACTCAGGTCGTACTCATTAACATCTTGTCCAGCGTACCCAATAACATACATCTTAAGGCCATCAGGTTTAAAGAAGATGCCTTGTGGAGTTGCTTCTTGAGCAGCAACACTGAAGTCCTGCAAGTAAGACGCAGTGCTTATATCCCAAGCGGTACTCAGGTCGTACTCATTAACATCATCTCCAATGTACCCAATAACATACATCTTTGTGCCATCAGGTTTGAAGAAGATGTCGGAGGGAGTTGTTTCTTGAGAAGCAACACTGAAGTTCTGCAAGTAAGACGCAGTGCTTATATCCCAAGCACCAGAAGCTATAGTGGGCTTAAAGCTATATTTCCAGTTAGCATTAGTTGGTACACTAGCGAAGCTAATAGTCGTATCTGCTGTAAGGGTTCCGTTATCAAAGAAGTTGTAAGTGCCTACGTCAAGGGAGGGTGTAGTACCTGTTACAGCTACAGGCTCGAAGCCACCGCCACCTACACCGCCCGCATTGAGAGTTGCCACTGTAGTCGCATCAACAGACGCAATATTGGTTAACTCTCGCGAGTTACCTATCACCTGTGTGCCGCTTACCTGTATAGCCATCTTCGTTCTCCTCTCGAACTATTAGCCGTTAAGTTTTTCCGTCAGCGCGTCGATCTGCGCCTGCTGTTCCTTCATGGCTTCAATCAATACAGCAACCATGTTGCCGTACTTAACTGACTTGACGCCCTTGTCATTGGTGCTGACTAGCTGTGGGATTACCGCTTCGACCTCTTGGGCGATCACACCGACCTCTGAGCCACCGCTTTCGATCCAATCGAAGCTGACGCCGCGCAGGGCCGTAACGGCTTTCAGTGATCCGAATAGCGTCTCTACGTTGGTCTTGAGAGTGGCGTCTGAAGTGGTGTTGAAATTAGGAGCGTTTACGTCAGAATTAAACGTGGCAGCGCCAGCCTCAGACATATCAAGAGACAATGCAGTAATTTCTGTGCCTCCGTCATCACCTTTCAGCAAAATGTCTTTGTCCTGAACTTTAGACTTAATAACAAGGTCACTGGACACACCTTTAAATTCACCAACAGCCGTGCTGCCTTCATTCAAGAAAAGGCTTCCATCTGGCTTTAAAGTAATATGACCCGCAGCCGCTGCTGCATCTGTAGTCGCTATTTCCAGCGCACCATCTGCCGCGACAGTCAGCGTTGCCGTGTCTCCAGCCGATCCAGTCATCGTAATGACTTTGCCATCTATCGCAACATCATCAATTGTCGCGGCAGACATGACCGTTGTCCCAGCCAGATTTACGTCTGTCAAAAGATCGTAGACTATTGCACCTGATCCTGCGCCATCTGTGGCAATCATTTTGACCTGACCAGCAAGCACCGCAACATTGGCCCCAGAACCTTGGGTAAATGTCAGAGTTGCAGACGTTGCATTCTCAATCAGCCAAACTTTTGAAACCGTGTTGGGCAAAAGGCTGACTGTGCAAGCCTGACCACCACCAGTCAGCTTTAGATACATGCTACGGTCAGCATCCAGTGCGCCATCTGCAAGTGTTATGTTGTCTGTGGAGGCATTAGCAATAACACGTGTGCCGTAGCTGAACGCCTCCGCAATCATTTCCAAGTTTAGGTTCGTGACCGTACCCCATGACCCACTGTTATCTCCAGTGCCTTGCTCATTGAGGCGTAAGTCGTTGTCATAGGATGAAGACATTTTAGTCGATCCTTACAATTGCATTGCTTGCAGTTGCTGCTGGGAATACAATTTTAAAAGTACC